CGTCTCCCGAGTCTTTATCTTTGGCATCAAACTCCCTAAACCTTTTTAAAATCTGTTCTATTATTTTCTTCATCTTATCACATAAGATCATATACAAAGATCTCATACCATCCTAACTGCCTATAAACAGAATCTTACTCATACAGCCGTTATGAGTTTCAGGTCAAACATAACGGCTGTAAAAGGAAATCTTAAAACGAAGTCTCATCGAGACGAAGTCTCATCGAGACGAAGTCTCATCGAGACGAAGTCTCATCGAGACGAAGTCTCTTCAAAGTCTAAGCGCTTGTCTCTATCGCTCTTCTTAACGCTACTAGAATCTTTGACAATCTTTTTATGTTTTTTACCTAGCAGTGCGTCAGAGATCTTCTGGCATTTGTCGTTAGTTCGAAGCATAATAGGCATATTAGGCCTTATTTCTGTGCTTATTCATCTTCGCTATATCTGCACTAATCTGAGCATCAATACCTTTTTGGGTATCATCAATTACTTCCTTCAACCCAGCTTGAGTACTGGTATAAGTCTTACGAATTGCTTCTTCTGGCATATTAGCAAAACCACGTTGTTTGCCCATCATCGCGCCATCAGCTGCTTCTTGCTTGCTTTTACCATTCATGCCTTCATAAAAGCCTTTAGAATAAAACTTTGCCATCATTGACTCCTTTGGTAGAAACTACGGACCCTATAAAAGAACCCATAAGGTTAGACCTCTAACTACCCACACTAGGTAGCTTCTTATAACTTTTAAGTAACCGCGGTACAGGCTTCTTCTTCATGCGCCTCTTCTTTGTTACCATAACCAACTTAATATATCGCTTATTATCTTCTTCGCATTCTTTGTTGAAGCTTTCTATATTATTAAGCACCGCATTCTTAATTTTTCTTATTATTTCAAGCATCCTACTAAACCATTTCCTGTTGCTGCGCCTCTTGAGGCTGCGCCATTTGTGGCTGCGCTACTTGTTGCTGCGCTACTTGTGGCTGCGCCATTTGTGGCTGCGCCATTTGTGGCTGTTCCTCTTGAGATTGGATTGCGTTACGAGATTCTGCTTCTTGTTGTTTAACTATCCCTAAAATCTTCATAACCTTGTCTATATGGTCATAATCCATACCATCAAGTTCTTTAATAGCTTTAACCAGATCTAATGTAGCAGCATCTTCTTCACGAGCAGCCGATGCAGTTCTTTCTATAGCTAATGCTTTATTTTCTTTTATACGGCTTAAACGCTCAAGACCAAGGCCCTGATCAGCGATAGAGCGAGACTTGGCTAATTCAGTCTGCGCTGCAAGTAATTGAACTTGCGCCTGTTGTTGTTGCTGTTGTGCTTGCTCTTGTGCTTGTCTTGCTTCTGAAATCGACTTGAGTAGTTTTGACTTATCTTGGATAGTGCATGCTTCAAGTAAGATCTCATCTGGAATAGGCACACCTGTTTCTTTAAGTTGTAATAGTTGTACGAACTGCATCTGCTTCTGGGTGGTGGTGTTTAGACCTTCTTCCACTGCAGCGTCATATTTACCAAATGCTTTATTGTAGAACTGCTGTGTTGGTTCTTGTTCTACAATGCGCTTAACTTTACCAGGAGCAAAATTGTTCTGGATTATCTCAAGGATAACCTTCCCTAAAAGCTTCTGAGATCTATCAAGCTGATCAAACAAGCCCTGCAATGTAGTAAGTCCTGCACCTTGACGAAGCATGGATAGCACACCAGCTTTATCATCAGTGCTACTACCTAGCAGCTCTTCATTAACACCAGATATTTGCTGGATCTCGTTGGCTAGGCTCTCTGATAGCTGCATCATAGATGGTGGAACTTGAGGTGCTACAATTTGCTGAACATCGGTCATCTGAGCTTCTGCTCTTAACGCAAGCCCCTTTCCTTGTCCTGACTGAAAAACGTCTTTTGGATTAACAAGTGCGTCTTCTTTATAGATCCAGCCAGAATTGACTTGGCTCTCAAATATATCGAGTTCGATGATCTTGCGTCTATTGTATAAATACTGAGCATCACGCATGCCCCGAACAACGCCCTGTATCCTCCACGGGTAATCTTGTATTTGAGGAGCATGGTAAGCCAAAACGGGAATAAAAGGATAACTATCAATACCCATTGGATTCTGTCCATCATAAAGAACCTTTCCTTGAACTACTATGGCTACATTAATTGTAGGTACTTCTTGTTCTATAATTGTTACTGTTGGATATGTTTGCAAGAACTGCTTCAAACGATCTTCGTCAGCTGACTTCCACTCTAACGTCTCTCCGGTCTGAGTATCAACCAACATCTTCTGCTTGCGATATGTACGATAATAGTACTCATCGTAAGCCAGTAGCGAGTTATTACTAAAGTTATTAGTCTCTGGCATGAACTGGAACTTGCCATCTTGAGCACTATTAGAAGATAAAGCCATTATAAGTTCTTCTTGTGATGGCATAAGCGAAACGCATTCTCTCTTAGTTAAAAACGAACGCTTCCATATAGCATTGCAATCAGATAAGTCATGCTTCTTCCAATATGGATCCATCAAAAATGAATTGTATGAACAGTTATCTACTTTAATATTACCCGATATTGGATCAGAACGATAATCTACCCATACCTGTAATAAGTTTAATCCAGTAACAAGAGCACCTTGAAACGCATCAGACACAGTCTCAAGAACCCCTTCTTGTTGGTTAACCCATGAAAAGATCTTAGAAAACTGCGTCGCAGTCTCTTCATCACCATTCTCAACAGGAATCACAATATTCGACTTTCGATTACGTCGTTGATGCCCAGATATCATGTTAATAGTACGTTTTATTCGATTGAAATTGAACTGACGTCGACGACCTGCTGGCATGCTAGCATATATATCATTCCACAAAGTCTGATCACCTGCCTCAAAACGAGTATCTGTATCCGCTTCTCCCCAAAAAGACTGGTTTATTGATATGCTTTCTGCATAAAACTTCTCCATCCTTGAACGAACAGCTCTGTCTTTATCATCATACATATCAGGATTGTTTTGTGGAAATATCATGCGCTACCCTCAATTTTAGGCTAATACGATTAGAATATAGGGATTATTTTACATCATTATTATCACAGGTAGAAGAATATGTTTCAATATCATAACTACACTCTTCTGCATATAGCTTACATAGCCAAACAAATATCCCTAACATTTGTGGGTGTTTCCCCCTTAAAAACTGATAAGCGTAATGTTTTGATGGAGCTAATACATCCATTAATAGAAAGAACCTATCTTGGAAAGCTAGTGGTGCATCACCTATCTTACGTAATCCCTTAAGCCTATCCATAGTTAGAGCATGTTTTAAATCAGTATCTATTATTTCTTCTAGTATAGAGACGATCATCTTATCTAATATGTTAGATATCTCTTTAGATGTATGTCCGTATTTTATTTCTACTTTCTTCTCTTCCATTTCTCTCCTATATTAATACCCCCAATGAGAATCGAACTCATCTCAATGCCTTGAAGGGGCATTATCCTAACCGATAGACGATAAGGGCTTAAATTATCTTACCATACACCGTATGTAGCTATCTTCCTCACTAGGAATTTCTTTATCTTTTTCACTATAAACTATCATTACTGAGCACCACAAGTTTCTATCACCATATGGAGATACTGCATACTGAATATCTTCTATATTTCCATCATGTAATTTAAGGAACTTATTAACATCTTTAATGAACTGATCATATCCATTAAACGAAGTGAGAACTTCTATTTTCTTTGGCATCTCTCTCCTACCATAACTATCTACTAATAATATTTTAGCGACTGTTCTTTCTATATTGCAATGCGTCTTAAGTGGAAGTACCGCTACAGGATCTTATCGAGTTTATAACTACGATCAAATCTAACCATACAATTTTCAATATATTTACTTCTAACCAGTGGAAGCATACCATTATAGCTCAAGTCTAAAGCTTCACATATACTAATAAGCATCTTTTTTGAAGGTACTGTTAGCCCTAGTTCCAAGTTAGATAAATAAGAAGCACTTACTGTAGGTTGTAATCTCTCCGCTAATATCTTAGCAGTCTCACCACGTTTACTTCTTGCTTCAATTAACAACTTTCCAAAACTCATCATTTAACTGAGCCTTTCTTGCAGATGTAATTTTTCTTTTATTTATTTACTTAATAAGTTTATCTATCACTTTTCTAAACGTGTTACCAAAACCCTCTGCCAAAAGCCATGAATAACTATATCTAACTGATTTAATAAAAGCCTTCCTAATAATTTTAGCGTCAGCTTCACTCTTTCCACTGATATTTAAATTCATTATATCTTCAGTGCTTGCAAAAGAATAACGGCCTTTTACAGTAAATGGATAAAAGTAAGTCCATGTCCCGTGGTCTTTATCGTTATTAAGTTGTTGTGTAAAACGGGGTTGCTCTTCAGAATTCCCACCGCGATAGCTGTTAGAAACGCCAATTTCTTTCTCCGTTTCCATTTCAATTTTACTAGGAACATTCAATACAAAAAGCAAAGATCTCTTCAATACAGGAAGAAGTTCCAACCGAGCTATTGCTCTTCTTTCTTCGCTAAACCCAACTAAGCTCTTAATTACGTTCAAAACTTTATTAAATTTCATATCATCCCCTAAATATCTAATTTCTGTATCAACCATTCATGTATATAGAATACACCATTTTTACTTAATGTACAGTATTTAGTTTATTTAATTTAATATATTCTACAATCATCGCTAAACATATCGGGTAATGAAGGCTGTCCTAATTTAGTTTCTCTATACAAACGATCTAAAGATACTTCATTTACTTAATGTTTTTTTTATAGTTCATGAGCAGGCATAATTTCCTGTTTGATGTTTACGATTATAAGTATCAGCTGCTTTTGCTATCTCCTCAAAGCGATTCATAAAAACGTATTGAATTTTAATGATAGCATCATCTTTATCAGGTTTGTGGTAATAAATAATTCTTGCAAGGGAGTCAGCGAATCTATGAAACTCTATATAGTAATCATTACAAAATGAATGAAGTGGCTTTAGAGGTCCGCCGAACGGTTCTCGAATAAGGTGGTTTGAAGTGTGTTGTAAACAAGCAACAATTTCTTTATGATTTTCTTTTAAGTTTAAATATTTTTCGATGTGCATCTTATTCTCTCTCTATAAGCAGTTAGTAACGTTTAATTCATGTATATAGAATACACCATTTTTACTTAATGTACAGTATTTAGTTTATTTAATTTAATATATTCTATAATCATCGCTAAACATATCGGGTAATGAAGGCTGTCCTAATTTAGTTTCTCTATACAAACGATCTAACTCTTCAGGGTTTCTTGAGCTTCCTGTTTTAGGAAGAGAGATACACATATATCTCATTGCGTCAGCATAATGAGAGGCCCAATTATGAAGTGGGACTTCTTTGTATACTTGTCGCTTTTCGTCATACTCTTTCCTATAGCTATCAAGTGCTTTTATTAATCCCGCGCAATTCTTTTCATCTATCCATATCTTACTAAAAGCTGACCTAACAGATTCTATTCCATCTTCAATGCTAAGATTTGTTGCTATGATAAAGCTTATACCTAACTGCCTAGCTTTTGTCTCTCTAGTCATGCCTCTACCAGAAGCCCATTCTTTTACTCTCAGATCGTGTGGTCCTATATGTTTATGATATATATACGGCTTATTAGACACTACTTTTACGTAATGTTCTAAGCCAAGATTACTATTTTCATAAGCATCTATTATTCTAACTATTTGTCCTACGTGTTGATAAAATATAATAGAAGTTGAGTCATTTCCAATATCCCATGCTGTGCATACTTTATAGGCAGATTCATATGGAACCATCCCTATTTTACCGCTTAATCTCATCTCGTTTATATAAGTTCCGTAATAAGCTCCGGCCTGGCCAGAAGTAAAAGAACAGTAATATTCCTGTAAAGCATGATCTCTAGATATCTCTCCTGAGCTTACTTCTCGTTCAATTTCTTGAATAGAAATATGTCTAGTTTCGTCTACCCCAAGTATTTGTACGAACCAATCGTTGGGGTTATTCAATCCTATCTGATACAGCTCATACATATGATTTCGTGCTCTTGGTGTTGAGATAAATAGAGCCCACCCATCATTTGCTGTTAAAGCAGGGCGTAAGTATTGATATGCTCTAGGATCTTGAAGTGCATACTCTGAGAACACTATTCCTCTTGGATTAGTACCAACAAGTGAATCATAATGGTCAGATCCTAAAAGCTGAATAAGCGAACCATTAATCAAAGTTATTTTCATTTCTGTTTGGTTTATATTAAATATAAGTTCAGGTGGAATGAAATCTATAAACCTAGCACCAGAATTGGTAAGAGAAGACCAAATAATCCTACGAGCCATCCCATAAGTAGGAAGTATATAATAATAAACTCCTATATTTTTTATAGCGTCACGAACGATATAATTAAACGCTACAATATCCTTCCCGGCGCGGCGGCACCATACGCATAAAGCCCTCTTGTAGCCCTTATTGCCCAAAGCGTCAAGTACAGCTTGCTGGTATGGTCTTGGTTTAAACCTATTCAGCCTCACCTGTGTTTCTGAGTTTATCTGCATGTTCTATCCTCTCTGGAACTAACGAAGTAGCTTGTATCTGGTCTAAAACTACTGTAACTTGTGTTGGTTTTTGCTCTTGCTTTGCTTGTGCATTTAGGGTTGCTTTATGAGTAATCCAAGAGCGATAGTAATGATTAACTTCTGGTAGAAACTCAGAACAATATTTTGCATCAAACTCACGAGTACACCAACCAGCTTTCATCCTTTTACTGATATGATACCTAGCAACCTCTAAAGCCTCACAAAAGTAATCATTTTTGTCAGCAAGTTTATAAAACCTATAAGGCGACATATCTAGCGACAATGGAAACAAATCTAGATCAATTATCTCATTATTTTTAGCAAACGAAACCATATCTTCAGCTAGTTTATATTGCGCATCTAACTTCTGTGGTATTGGAACATAAGCAGAAGGTCTAGACCTCGTAATTGTAAATTGCTTTCTTGGTTTCTTAACAGGCTTATCGGACTCATCGCCTTTTAGCAAATTAAGCTTCTTATCAACCATTGTTCTCCAAGCGTGTTATTGTAAATTCTGTCCTTGGACATGTCGAATATACTTTTTGCGCGAATATTACAGCTATTAGCGCATCGTCTTTGTAAATTATCCCGCTACCAACATCTTCTACAAGCTTAATCAGGTTAGACAAGTCAGGCTTAACTTTATGTGGTCTATGTGCTATCTCACTTAGCTTACGTGTTGTTCTAGCAACCATCGGCATAAAAAAAGTAATATCCATTCTAAGTGCACCTTCAAACAACAATTCAGTTTCCTCGCTATGTTGTTGTTTTAATTGCAACTCCATCCCAAATTTATACTTCTTCTGACAATCATAAACTCTCCCTAGCCCAAATCTAGGCCTCGACTGAGGTTGAGGAACCCCAACTAAAGTATAATTCATAACAGTTGGTCCAACGTAAGGCTTAACATAAGGACCGTGGCGATCTTTTTCTTTCTTAACGATGGATGACATCTCTTATCCCCTTCTCGTTTAGTAGCGGTCAAATTTGCACCACCGAAAAGCATAGTGGTTAGGTATCTTGAACGTTTCCCTGAATGGTATTCTATCCTTTTGTTATTAGACCAATTCCAGACCAACAATCTAAAATGGTTGTTTTACAGGGTAACTTTTATCAATTCTTCCTGTTTCGCTCTTTTACTTAGTTCGTTTAACAACAACCTACGTTCTTCTGTTAACTCATCTATTCTAGAGCCCATTACATCAAAGAAACCAGCTAACACCATTAAATCTGTGCTACTAAATTTTCCTGTCTTAAATACCTCTTCAAATTCGCTTACTTTTTGTGTAGCTAATAAAAGTTTGGCCTCTGATTCTGCATCTCTATCTTCTGAATTATCGCTATTTTTTCTTATGTGATTAGAAAACCTATCAAGAGTAAGAAGTCCCAAATCGCTTTCCATTTCTATTACACGCATTTGCACCCTTAAGTCTTGGTTATCCATTTTCAAAATTTCTTCTATAAGCATTTTTCTTCTCCATGATTTGCCGTTATAATTATTTTAAAAGATCGTAGCTATCAAGCTTACCAGTCTAAATGGTTTACTAATACTCTACTCATTAGCTTATGAGTATCTTCTTCTCCGATAAACCTTCTTAACCATACTGTACCCGGACTATCATAAGCTTCAAGTAACTTCTTAGACTCAAGCTCACGATCCTCCCTAGTGCGTCTATCTAAATAATCTTCTCTTGTTTTGTAAACAGGCGTAGAAATAAAACTATCTTGTTGCATAGTTGGCTTATATTCGCTTCGCTCTCTCTCAATTTGCTGGAATCTTAGTCCTCGACTCATATCTGGATCGTCCTGTGTTGGTTGTTGCGCTATAGGGCTTGGAATGAGAGGTTCATGCTTCAGTTGCTGCTCTAACAAGGACATTGTAGGGCTTTTGCTAGAAAATGCCAACTTAGATGGTTGTAAATCAGGGTAATCTTCGGAGTTATATGGTTGTTTTGCATGGTTAAACATCTTTTCCTCTATTAATATGTGCTTTTTAGGATGAGATTGCCTGGAATCGTCAGGCAATGAGCATTCAGCTGAAAAAGTATCTTTACTTTGCAGGATCTTTTTCTGTATTTTCAAATCTTTTATGGAATGCACACGCTCGCTTACGCACTCGCGCTCACGTTCGTCAGAATTAAGATTACAAAGAGATAAGATTAATACATTATCATGTGATAATGGAAGAGTTTTAAGAGAAGAATTAGATAGTGTCAGGTCTGCTGGTATTAGCCCTGCTAGAGCAGGTATCCATTTGACTAGAAATTTACGTATTTTCTCACTTGAGAAGAATGCTGGGAGCCTATAAACATTGGACTGATTATATCTACGATGCCACCTCAATAAACCAACTTCCCTTAAAGTATCTACTATTCCATTTACTGTCTGTCTACTTACACCAACAGCCAAACCTATAGTTTCCTGTGATGGGTATGCCTGACCATATTCAATTACATACGATACTATGTGATTTAGAACATCTAGAGATGAAGAAGATTTCAGGCTGCAACAAACTGAAGATAAAGCATTGTACTGGTAGGACTCAGTTTTTGTTAATCTTTTTTCTTCTTGACAACTTAACACGTCTCTCCTATTCTATAAACAGTTAACATGACAACTTAACTTGACAACTTAACATGACAACCTAACATGACAGTCGGTTAGTTTTCCTGTTCTATAGTCGGTTATTTGCATGTTAGCACCTTTCTTCTTGGAGGATTTAGACCATAAAGCTTATCCTGGTGATAATGGTCTAATATCTCTCTTTTTTAAAAACATAAAATTTAATGCGTTAAGATTGCCACCAAGTATTTAAAAAGCAATAGAAAATTTTATATAGTCGAATCAACAAGCCCTACTAGATTTCCCTAGTGGGGCTTTTTAAT